GGACGCCATATCACTTCGCTAACCTCATGAAGTCGATCCCCGGCGGGCGCTGGTCGCCCGCAAGGAAGGTGTGGGTGTACCCGCTGACGGAGGCGTCGGCGATAGCGCTCGCCGACGCGCTGCCTGAGACGATGGATCGCGATCCGAAGTTCGTCGAGTTGGTCGCCGCCGGGTTGAACAGCGCCGTCACCGGCGAGGCGATCAAGCTCACCTTTGAACCGCTCGACATGCCACAGCCTAAGACTCAGGTGGGTGAGCAGTGGGGCTGGCAACGCCGCGCGTACAAGTTCGCCGAGACGCGACCAGCCACGATGCTCTCGATGGCGATGGGCACCGGCAAGACGAAGGTCACGATTGACCTCGTGCAGAACAGCGACGACCGGCGCGTGCTTGTCATCGCCAAGCGCAAGGTCGGTACGAACGTATGGCCGCGCGCTCTTGCGGAATGGCTCGCGCACCCGGACGAGTGGATCGTTGATTCTCTCGCGGGCGGCGGGTCAGTGGTGAAGCGCACCGCCGCAATGAAGGCATCGATGAAACGCGCCGCCGAAGAGGGGCTCGGCTACATCGGGATTGTGAACTACGAGGCCGTCAACAATGCGCCGCTGAAGGCGCTACTGCTTTTGACGAAGTGGGACAGGGTTGTGCTCGACGAAAGCCAGCACATCAGCGGCCACGGCAGCGTTCGATCCAAGCTCATCGCCCGCCTCACCGCGCGGCGGAGGCTCGCCTTGTCAGGTACGCCGATGCGGCAGACCCCGCTCGACGTGTTCGGGCAGTACAGGTTCCTCGACCCCGGCATCTTCGGAGTCTCGTGGACGCGATTCAAAAATCACTATGCGAGGTGGGGCGGCTACGGTGGCTACCAGATGCTCGGGATGGATAACGAGTACGAACTCAGCGAGCGCTTCAACTCCATCGCGATCAAGGTCGAGCGTGACGTGCTCGAACTGCTGCCGTCTCAGCACATCACGCAGCACATCACGCTCGACCCCACGACACAACATCATTACGACGCGATGAGCGATGACTTCATTACAACGCTCGCCGGGGATAAGTCGGTAACAGCGCCCATCGTCCTGACGAAGCTGCTGCGGATGCAGCAGCTAACGAGCGGATACCTGACAACCGACAGCGGCGAGGACGTGACGCTGGGAACGGAGAAGCAGGACACCCTACAGGAGTTGTTGGAAGGGCTGCCGATTGACGAGCCGGTCGTGGTGTTCGTGAGATTCAGGCATGACCTCGCAGCGGTACACGCCGCCGCGAGGGAGGCGGGACGCTCTAGCCTCGAAGTGTCTGGCGCGTCAGACGATATCACGGAGTGGCAAGGAGGAGCCGCGACCGTTTTGGCCGTTCAGATCCAATCGGGCGGGGAGGGGATCGACCTCACCCGCGCCGCGTACTGCGTGTACTACTCGATTGGCTACTCGCTCGGCGACTACGAACAGAGTCTCGCCCGCGTATCACGTCCGGGACAAACTCGGCATGTCACGTACTACCACCTCGTTGCCGGGGACACCGTTGACGAGGTGGTCTACGACGCACTCGATCTGCGAAGGAACGTGATCGACATGGTGCTTGCGTCTGTTCGCAGGGTATGATGAGGATGAAAAAGAAGAAAATCGAAAGGGAATGATTGAATGAATATCACCGAGGTCCGACCGTGGAGAGAGCGGAACCCGATGCGGGTTTGGCGAAAAGCGAACAAGCTGACGCTGGCAGATGCTTGCGTCTTGCTCGGCAACGGAGGCATATCGACTCTCACGAAGTGGGAGAATGGTGGGGCTCGTCCCGCGCCAGTACGCATGGAGCGCTTGGCGGAAGTAATGAAGGATGGCGGGATCGCGCGGAAGTGGGACTCGTGGCTGGAGGAGGCAAAGTAGCACCGAGACCGCAAGCTAACGAATACCGAGACACCGAACGAAAGCAAGGAACAAATGACTACGAAAAAAGAACAGCAAACGGAAGTCGTGGAGTACGCGCCCGGAGGAAGCTCAGCGCTTGAGGTCATCCGCGAGAATGTAGGCGGGCACGGGCTCAACTCATTTGACCTCCCACGAGTGAAGATCCCAGCAGGCGGCTCAACGACGTGGGAGATACCGACGCTCGAAGGGCCGAGCGCCGCTCGTGCCGTCGATGGCGTCATCATTCACTGGAACACGCGTCGCGCTTACTGGCAGGACAAGAACGTCACCGGCGCGCCGCCTGATTGCAGCAGCAATGACGGGCTCATCGGCTTTGGCTGGAACAGCCAAGAGCCTGACGCTGAATCGAAGGGTCTGCAATACGATCCTGACGGGCGCGCCATATTCTCGCACGTATGCTCGGCCTGTCCGCTTGGCGGAGATAACGCGTGGGGCTCAGCCGTCGATGCCAAGGGTGAACCGTCACGCGGGAAGGCATGCAAGGAGATTCGGCAGCTATTCGTCCTGATGCCGGGAGAATTGCTGCCGATCATTGTGAGCTTGTCCCCGACCAGTATCAGCGAGTCTCATAAGTTCTTTATGAGAATGGCGAGTGGCGGCGTGCCGTTCTACGGCGCGGAGGTGAGCCTCGGGCTCAAAGCCGCTAGCAACAACGGGCAGTCTTATGCGGTACTCTCTCCGAGCGTCACTCGACGCCTCGACGAAGAGGAAAGCGACCGTATCAAGTCTTACCGCGCAGGCATCCTGCCGATGCTTGAAACAGTTGGAGGAGAAGCCGTCGCAGATTAGCCACTAGCGAGCATGTCAGAAAGCCGGTCGTTTTTTGCGACCGGCTTTCTGACCAGAGGACAGAAATGAACCCCGAAGAGACACTCACGTTTTTGGCGGCGCTGTACCCGTCCGATTTGCCAGAGGGCACCGCGCTGCTGACGTGGACACTTCCCGACAAACGCAGCACATGGCACTCCAGCACTTCAACCGTTACAGCAGACGACAAGCAGGACACCTACATCGGCGCGGGACTCGCGCCTGCTCCGGGTTACGGCGCGGTGCGCCGCGCGAAGTCAGCGCAGATCATCGGCATCCCCGGCCTCTGGCTCGACCTCGATTATCAGGATGGCGAAGCGCATCGGAAGCCGAACCTGCCGACCGAGGCGGAGGCTACCGAGTTCATATCTGAACTCTCATCGATGCGAGCGCCGTCGCTCATCGTCCGGTCGGGTCACGGGTTCCAGCTATGGTGGCTGTTCGACCAGCCGTGGCAGTGGGAACCGGACGACGAGTACAGCCGCGACCGGGCGGCAGCGATGCAAACCGGGCTTGTCTACCACGTCCGCGACTTAGCGCGGGGCCACGGCTGGGACGTGGACGCCACTATCGACCTTGCCCGCGTGATGCGCCTGCCGGGCTCTATGAACCTCAAGGCAACGCCGGTGCCGGTCACGATGACCGATACCGGCACCGAGCGACGCTCGGTGGAGTCGTGGGAAGCGATCCAGAGCGCCCTAGAATCGCCGAGAGCGCCCGCGCTGGTGGGGATGGGTGGAACGCCACCACTCCCCACGCCGAGCAAGCATCTGCCAGCGGCGGCTTTCAACCCGACAGCGGTTCCTCCATTCGAGAAATGGGAAGCGTTACAGGCAGCCGACCCGAGGGTGCTCAAGACGTGGAACCGCCGACGTTCAACGACCGGGCCGCAGGGGCTCGCAGACCAGTCGGCGAGCGCCTACGATATGGCGCTCGCATCGTTCGCCTCTCGCGCACTCTGGAATGAGCAAGAGATCACCGACCTCCTCGTTGCGCACCGGCGCAAGCACGGTGACGACCTCAAGCGCGCGGACTATTACGTGCGAACCATCGACCGAGCGCGGCTCGATGGCAGCAATGACCAGATGGGCGACGACGGAGAGACGCCGCCGCTCGCCGCGCTCTCGACCTTGTGGGGCGTGACGGTTCAGCGGGTGACAAAGTTCCTCGCCGATCCGCCTACCTACACGCTGACCCTCTCCGTTGACGGCGTTGATCGAACCATCACGCTCGGCGGCGTCGGCTCGATTCTGGAGCAGCGCGCGTTCAGGTCGAAGGTCGCCGCCTCGGTGGACATTGTGATCCCCTCGTGCCCGTCGGCTACTTGGGAGCAGCGCGCCAAGATGATGCTGGGCGCGCTGACCATCGAGGAATTAGGGCCAGAAGCCGAGCCAGCGGGGGTCGCGGCTTTATGGGTTGACGAGTACCTCGCGCAGCAGACTCCATCTGAGGACGATTGGCAGGTGTACCTGCTACTCGGCAAGCCGTACCGGCTCCCAGCCGATCCCGGTTGGGTGTATCTAACCCTGCGAGGGCTCGCGTTCTGGCTGAGGACGACACGCGGCGAGCGAGTCACCGAGCGAGAGCTTGGCCGCTATCTTCGGATGGGCGGAGCGGAGCGCCGCGTGCAGAACGTAGCGCGCGAAGATGGCGCGATGACCTCGCGATCAGTCTGGAGGATTGAGGGGTAGCTGGTGCCCTATAAGGGCACCAATCGAGATCACCTATGTATTGGATTTTGGCTATTTGGCTATTTGGCTATTTACTGGCCGGGACAGCCAGTGGATACGGGGATTCGCCCGAATAGCGAAAATAGCGAAAATAGCGTAAGGTGCGGACGGAAGAAGAAGAAAGCGAGACACGCATGACTGAAGAGTTCCGAGTATTTGGGCCACCGGGGACTGGCAAGACCACGATGCTGAGCACGTGGATATCGCAGGCCGCCGAGCGCTACGGCAGTGACGCGATCCTAGTGGCCTCGTTCACGAGGGCAGCAGCGTCGGAGTTGGTGCGGCGGAACTTGCCGCTTGATCCGTCGCACGTCGGGACGTTGCACGCGCTTTGTTACCGAGCGCTGGGCGCGCCACAGATCGCCGAGACGAAGGCATCAGAGTTCAACGAGGCACAGACTCATTACAAGTTGAGCGGCGGACGGTTCGATCTCGACGAGCCTAACGTGGCGTTCGTCAGTGACAGCGACAAGCTCATGAACTCGTACCAAGTCGCACGCGCCACGATGACGCACCGCGACGCGTGGACAAGAGAAGTTCGCGCGTTCGCTGCGGCATGGGAGGGCTGGAAGTGGGACACCGGATATATCGACTTCACTGACATGATCGAGATCGCGCTGGATGAGCGGATGGCTCCACCATTCGGGAGCACAATCGGATTCTTCGACGAGGTGCAGGACTTCACCCCGCTGGAGTTGGCCCTTGTTAGGAACTGGGGCGAGCAGATGGACTTCATCGTGCTCGCCGGGGATGACGATCAGTGCATTTATCAATTCAAGGGCGCAACGCCAGACGCGTTCCTCACCCCGCCAGCGGACGACGTACACAAGCGTATTCTGCGCCAGTCTTACCGAATCCCCGCGTCGGTGCATCGCCTGTCTCAGAAGTGGATCAGCGGAGTGAGGGAGCGCGAGCTAAAAGAGTTCAGCCCGCGTGATTCTGAAGGCTCAGTCGAGCGCCGCGAGGAATTGACGTGGCGTTATGGGGCGGAGGCAATCGCTAAAGAGTTAGAGCACGCAGGCGACGTTATGGTCATCGCGTCCTGCTCTTATCAGATCGCACCTATCGTCGCGAACTTGCGCGAAGCGGGGATACCGTTTCACAACCCGTTCCGACGGAAGCGCGGAGATTGGAACCCGCTCAAGAGCGGGCGAGGCATGGCGACCGGCGAACGTATCGCGTCGTTGCTCAGTCCCACGTGGACGTATGGCGATCTTGCTAGCTGGATGCCTATGACCAGAAAGAAGAGCAACCAGAACCCCGGACGCTGGGCGGAGCTAATCGCCGATCAACCCGAAGATCGGATCGTGTCTGTGGCTCTGCTCGGGCAGGTGTTCCAGCCCGGAGTTATCGACGAGATCAGGAGGGAGCCGCTCACGTGGTTACAGGAGAATGTGCTGGCGGCGAAGTCGAAGGCGATTGAGTTCCCGATCCGAGTGATTGAGCGGTACGGCGTGAAGGCGCTCACTGAGACCCCGCGCATTGTCGTCGGCACGATCCATTCGGTGAAGGGCGGCGAGGCGGATAGCGTGTACCTGTTCCCCGACTTATCGCCCAGTGGCTACGCTCAGTGGGAAGCGGGCGACGATTCGGTGCGGCGCATGTTCTATGTGGGGATGACTCGACCGCGCGAACGGCTCGTGGTGTGCGGGCAGTCAACGCCTCACGCGGTGCAGCTATGAAGAAGATCGACCTCACGACGGAGGAGCGGCTGGCCGAGATTCGCGGCATCATCGTCCGTTCGGAGAATCGCGAGATGATGCTGGACGCCGAGCCGCGCCCGACCCGCGACGCGCTGACTCAGGACGAGATGCAGCGCATCTACGATCTGGCGAGGGGGTCGACATGGTGAAGGAGAGCGTGGTGCAGTCGGCGATAGTCGGCTGGCTTCGCAAACAGCCTGACACGTTCGTAGTCAAGTTCGCGGCGGGGCCATTCACGCTCACCGGCGTGCCGGATTTGCTGGTCTGCGTCGCGGGGCGCTACCTCGCGATGGAAGTGAAAGTGGGAAAGAATAAGCCGACACCAATTCAACTGAGACGGATTGAAGAGATCGAGATCGCAGGCGGGCGAGCGCTCGTTGTGCGGTCGCTCGCCGAAGCACAGGACGCATGGAGGGACACTCACGATGGAACATGACGAGATTGACGCAAAGGTATTGCTGGTGCTCGACAACGGCACGGAGATCCCCGCGCTAGCGGTACGGTCGGCGGTTGATTCGCCGGTGTGGAAGCGCGCGGGATATTCTCGCTCGCAGTACGTATTGCTGGTCGACCTCAACACCAACTTTGCGACCACCGATCCGAATCGGTGGCCTGATTCGTATGGGCGGACGATGCGAGTGGCGCATCAGATGTTGCTGGCGGATTGGAGCGGGTTCACCTCGTCGGTTGACGTGGGACGGCACCAGCCTCAGAATCCTCGACTTCATTTGGTGTAGGATCTTCGGGTGCCTCAGCGGCAGCGCTGAGGACTATGAAGGGGACAGCCATCTGAATAGATTTTTTTTTGTGATTGTGCTGATGTTGACGTTGTTGTTTGTGGTGACGACCCCGTCACCTCGCCGCTCTGCATTTGCGCCGAACACCGCTGAGCCAACCGCGACCGCGCCAGCAACGCCGACCGCTGAGCCGACCGCGTCGCCGACTGCGACCGCGACGCCGCCGCCGACCGCGACGCCGCCGCCGACCGCGACCGCGTCGCCTCTCAGCTACAGCCTGCAAGAGGCAATCGCTGTCGCGTTCCCGGCGGGGGAGCGCGCGGCGGCTCACGCCGTCATGATGTGCGAGTCGAGTGGAAACACGAACGCGCGAGTGTTCGATACGAACTCGGAATGGTCGGTTGGCGCGTGGCAAGTCCAGCCGCGCTGGTGGGGCGAAGTCCCAGACGACGCACTCGGCCAAGCGATGCAAGCCGCCGCAATAGTCGCAGAGAACGGCTGGAAGCCGTGGTCGTGCTCGTCGGTGTTGCTACCCAGTTGACAGGGGGAGAAGAAGAGGAGTACGGTACTCCTATCGAGCACAGAGCACAGGAGACACCAAGATGACCGACACGACGACCACTACCTCGCCAGCAGACTTCGCAGTCGTGACCGTCATCGCCGAGGTAGGCTTCGTAAGCATCAAGGGCAGCATCCCCCCCCCGCCAGCAGACTTTGACGCCAATGAATCGCCCGTAGCCTACCGACTGCGAATCAAGATCGCGCGCATCGCTGAGCGACGGACGGCTCAGCGTGCATCAGCAGCACGTCGCGGTAGCCGCCTCTAAGGGGGGGGCACTTGACAGGGGGAGAAGAAGAGGAGTAAGGTTCTCCTATCGACCAAGAGCACAGAGCACAGGAGACACCAAGATGACCAACGTAGCAGCAGCCGAAGCCCTTATCGCCTCCGCTATCGCCGCAGGATTTCACGCCCTCTCTTGCCTCGTGGGGACCGGCGCTGACGAATACGCCGCCGCCGACGCTTGCCCGACCTGCCGCGCTGACCTAGAGGCGTCGTGGGCATCCGAACAACTCGGCGAACTACAGGCCGAACGAGCCATGTGGAACCACCTAGAGACCAACGAAGAGCACCGCGCAGAGATGGAATGGGACGACCGACGCGTCGCTGCGATGGCCTAACAAGCCATCCGCCGGGGGGCTTCGGTCCCCCGGCACCAGAAACTAGAGACAACCGGAGACACGCAATGGCCATCGCAGACACACCCACTGGTCAGGCAATCAACCTAGATGTCAGCGTGGATACGCTGATCGAATGTACCGACGCGGGGAGCGAGCACGCCGTAGCCCTAATGGACGCCGCCGCGAGCATCGGCCTGCGGCCTTATGAGCAGCACGTCGCTTGGCGAAAGATTCGACGCATCGTCCCGAAGGCCGTCCGAATCGCCATCGAGGCAGACGCGCTGCTCATAAGGCCGCGATATTGACGCCGATCCGAGGCGGCAGACCTCGGCACCCAGCGATCACAGGAGACGCAGAATGACCGACCCAATCGACCCAGCCGAGTTTGGAATAACAGACTGGAGGAGCGCTGCCGAGGAGTCGCTCCACAGGATCGTTTTGCTCGACGAGCAAATCAAGGCGATGACGGAGGAACGAGAAGCACTACGCACCGCCGTGAAGCTGGAACTGTCCAGTGACGGCACCCCAATCATCGATGGCGAACGCGGACTGGTGGCGACGCTTCGAGAGCGTCGCAGGAACGCCTCAATAGACCTCATCTCGATGGCTAAGCGCCCGGAGATGGAGGCGCACATCATCGAATCGGCGAGGGCGGGGATGCTCAACGCGAGCCTTACCCCATTGCGAGCGATGCGTGGAAAAGTGGCGTGGGCTGATGCTCTGCTGAGCATGGAGATGCCCGGTGGAATAACCTCCACACTCACGATCCAAGACACCACTAAAGGGGGCTAAGAACATTCGAGGTGGCGCGTGTCGCTCCACCGAGTAGCGGCACGCGCCACTCAGAGCGTATCCTCCTCGCGCATCCGAGGGGGAATGTAATGGTTGACACTGTAGACACTGATCAGGGGGGCTGGCGGTCGCGCATCGTCGGCCACGCGGAGGTCGCACCCGGCGACCTGACCGAGAATCCGCGTAATTGGCGAACTCATCCGCAGGCTCAGCGCGACGCCCTCACGGGAGTGCTCGATACCGTTGGATGGGTTCAGGACGTCATCGTCAACAAGCGTTCAGGATTTATCCTCGACGGCCATGCTCGGGTGGCCGTCGCCACCCAGCGCGGGGCTGAGACGGTGCCTGTTGTCTACGTCGATTTGGATGAGGATGAAGAGTTACTAATGCTTGCCACCCTTGACCCACTCTCGGCGATGGCCGAGGCCGACGACGACGCGCTTGCGGACCTGCTCGCCTCGGTCACGTCCGAGGATGAGGCGTTGACCGCGATGCTCGATGATCTGGCCGGTGCGGAATCGGACGATCTAGAAGGGTCACGTGGCCCTGAAATGGAGATAACGCCAACCTTCATGGAACGCGCTGATTACATCGTGCTCCTGTTTGACAATGAATTGGATTGGGTGGCGGCGGTCGATACGTTGGGGATCACTGTGGTGGAGGCTCCTAATTCACGCGGGAAGAATCGCACCCACGGGGTAGGCCGCGTCATCCGGGGAGCCGATGTCATCCAGCGCTTGAACGGCGCTCAGTGAGCGCTCGAATTATCGTTCCTTCGTATCATCGCGCAGGGAAAACGACTATTCGGCAGGTCGTCGAGAGCGCGGCGATAGCGGTGATCGAGTCGGAGGCTGATGAATACCGCTCATTGGAAGGCGGTGAAATCATAGTCATGCCGGAGAAGGTCGGCGGGAACATATCAGTTACTAGAAATTGGATACTCGATTACGGGTTCGAGCAGTCGGAGCGCGTCGTGATGATGGACGACGACGTAACCGAGTTTGGGCGTTTTGAGTGGAACTCAAGTCGTGCTCAATATGATTACCTAAAATACGATCAATCGAGGATGTTGGAGTTTATCGAAAACGGGTTTGATATGGCTGACGAAGCGGGGGTGAAGTTGTGGGGGGTCGGCGTGGTTGCCGCACCGAGGGCTTACCGAGAATACGCTCCTTTCTCTTTTTTATCTCCGGTGTTGGGGCCGTTTACTTGCGTATCGAATAACGGACTCAGGTATGACAACCGACTGAGGCTAAATGAGGATTATGACTATTTTTTACAGCAGATCCAGAAGTACCGGAGGGTGCTACGGTTTGATTCTCATTGGTACAGATGCAATCATTTGACGATGCCGGGGGGCGTCACTTCATACCGGACGCTCGATGAGGAGTACAAACAGGCTGAAATCATGGTCAAAAAATGGGGGCCAGAGGTCGTGCGATACAATTTTGATAAGAGCACAAACCCTCGCATTAGGGTTCCTATACCCTGATGACCACCCTGTCATACCGCGAAGCCGCCAACGATTCTCGCTACCGTGTTCGTGACATGGACTTGGGCGGCTTTACATTCTCGGAAACGATCTTGCACGCTGGCCAGTCTACGAGGGGCCACGCGCATCCGTGGCCCGAGGTGTATCTGGGCATGGACGGGTTTGGGATTATCTATCTCGACGGCGATGATCATGGGATCGCGCCGGGGGCCTTGTTTGTGATTCCGGGCGGAGTCCATCACCGTGTGACGACGGAATCAGGGATCGCCTTCGCTTGCTTCTTTAGTGGAGTTCGTGCGAATGACAAGTAAACCGCGTGGCAAGAATTGGCGACCGAGGTTTATCGAGGTTCTGCGGAACAGCGGCAACGTCCGCGCGTCCTGCACGGCGGCGGGCGTATCGCGAGCCGGGGCGTATCGTGCCCGCAGCACGTCTGCGGCGTTTGCGGCGAGTTGGGACGAGGCGCTAGCCGATGCCGTGGACACGTTGGAGGCAGCGGCATGGACGCGCGCTCGGGCGGGGACATCTGACGGGTTGTTGATGTGGTTGCTGAAGGCGCACCGGCGCGACTTCTACGGCGACAAGATTCAGATCACGATCACCCATGACCAGCGCGTCGCCTCGTTGGTCAGCGAGGGGTTCACGCAGTCCGAGGCCGAGGCTGCTGTTGAAGAGGCGGAGCGAATCGCGACCACCGCATGATGGCTGTGAGCAGCGATCCCATCCTCCAGATGGCGCGGGATCGCGCTGTCGCGCGGCGAATGAGGCCGGACGGGCGACCCGACTGGCGCGACATTGCTCGCGCGGAGCAGATCGCACCGGCTGGCGACTGGCGCTCTTGGCTCTACATGGCTGGCCGAGGGGCTGGCAAGACAAGAGCGGGGGCGGAGTGGGTACACGAGCAAGTGGCCGCAGGGGCGCGCCGGGTGGCCATCGTGGGCTCTACCGCCGCCGATGTTCGTGACGTAATGGTGGAGGGCGAGTCTGGGATCATCGCCACTGCACCCGCGAGCGCTCGCCCCGTCTATGAACCGAGCAGACGCCGCCTGACGTGGCCCAACGGTGCCATCGCCACAACCTACAGCGCCGAGGAACCGGAGCGCCTGCGAGGCCCTCAGCACGACACGGCTTGGGCCGATGAAGTTGGCGCGTGGCGTTACGCGATGGAGGCATGGGACATGCTGATGCTCGGTCTCCGAATCGGTGATGACCCGCGTATCGTAGTGACGACCACTCCGCGCCCGACGCCGCTGGTGCGGCACCTCCTAGAGGCGGAGACAACGGCAACCACGCGCGGCACCACTTACGACAATCGGGCGAACCTCGCACCCGCTTTCCTCGACCAGATCGTGAGCCGATACGAAGGCACGCGACTCGGTCGTCAGGAGTTGCTTGGAGAATTGATCGAGGATGTGGAGGGGGCGCTGTGGACGCGCACAGCGTTGGACGAGTCGCGCGTGCCGGACTCGCGGATCTGTACGTTCGACGACCATGAAGGCATGACCAGCGCCGAGCGAGGAGAGCACGATGCAGCGACGATCCACCTCACGCGAATCGTTACCGCCATCGACCCGGCAGGGAGCGCCCGAGAGGGGTCAGACGAAACGGGCATCGTGGTCGCGGGGATCGGCCCTTGCGATTGCAAGGGTGTGGAGGAGCGCCACGGATTCCTGCTCGCCGACCGAAGCGGGAAGTACACGCCGCAGGGCTGGGCGTCAGCAGCGTGCCTCGCGCACTATGAGCACCGAGGTGATCGCGTCGTCGCTGAGATGAACTTCGGCGGAGACCTCGTCAAGACGAATCTCCAGCAGTACGATCCCGATGTGCCGTTCACCCCAGTCCACGCGAGCCGAGGCAAGGCCGTTCGAGCCGAGCCGATCAGCGCCTTATGGGAGCAGCGGAAGATGCACCTTGTTGGAGCACACCCGGCACTCGAAGATCAGATGTGCAATTTCGTCCTCGGGATGAGCGGTGGCCCGGCGACTGATGACCGGGTGGATGCTATGGTCTGGGCGTTCAGTCATTTATTCATCACCGGGTCACCCGCGAGAATTACGTGGCTATCATGATTCGCCGATGGATCGGTATAGTCGTGGGGCTCGACGACATCCGCACGGCTGCCCAATTACTGTTCACCGCAGTGACAGCGGCGGCGCTGTTTGTGATCACGTCGGTAGCGGTAGGCGTCGGGCTCGGGCTCGGCTTGCGGATGTTCTTGCTGACACACTAAGGGGTTCGGCTAATGGGGATGCTGACAGAACTCATCCAGCGAGCGAACACCAGCAGACTATCATCAGTGACTCGAACCGTTGGCGGTTACGGGCTTGGCGGCGCGGGCGGGTCTACCTTTGGTCAAGCAGCGAACGCTTACGCGACCTCGGGATGGCTTTACGCCATCATCGGTCGAATCACGAACGGCGTGGCTCGGGTGGACTGGCAGGAACTCGTGCCGACCCCGAAGGCGAACACGCGAACGCGCTCGATGGTGGCGGGGCTGGCGCAGCGAGACACCGTGAAGGTGGCGGCTCAGTCGCTCTCGCAACCAGTCCTCAAGGCGATGGTCGCCTCTGGTCAGATGCAACCCGCGACGGAGTTGTCTCCGGCGTTCAAGCTGTGGAGCAATCCCAACCCGTTCTACAGCCAGCACGAATTGGTTGAGGTTATCCAGCAGCACCTCGAACTCCGGGGCGAGGGTTGGATCGTCGTCGTCCGCGACGAGCGCGGCGTGCCGGTCGAACTCTGGCCGGTGCGACCGGACAAGATGACGCCGATCCCGAGTCGCGATGAGTTCGTGTCGGGCTACGTGTACAAGAACGGCAACGAGTCGATCCCGCTTGAGAACGATGATGTGATCTTTCTGCGAGTCCCATCGCCGATGGACATGTATCGCGGGATGGGGCCGGTGCAGTCCATCCTTTACGACCTCGATGCGGATCGGTATGCGGCACAGTGGAACCGTAATTTTTTTACGAACGGCGCGGAGCCGGGCGGAATCATCGAAGCCAGCGAGGGTCTATCGGATGCCGAGTTGGAGCGTCTGACAACGCAGTGGCGTTCCGAGCATCAGGGAGTCAATCAGGCGCACCGGGTCGCGATACTTGAGAAGGCGAAGTGGGTTGACCGCCAATACACTCATACCGATATGGCGTTCATCGACGGGCGCAAATGGAGCCGCGACATATTCCTTGGTGCCTTTGGTATCAGCGGCTCGATGATCGGAGTATCTGAAAGCGTGAACCGCGCTAACGCCGAGGCGGGCGAGGTGATGTTCAGCCGGTGGACGGTGGTGCCTCGGTGCGACCGAATCAAGATGGCGATCAACTCCCGCCTCCAGACGATGTTCGGCGGCAGCACGCAGGGAGTGATCACCTACATCGACCCGACGCCGGAGGATCGCCAACTGCGCGCACTGGTGTCCACCTCGGCTTACAAGGTCGGGCTCGTCACGCGCGACGAGGGGCGAACCGAACTGGGCTTGCCGCCAGCGGTGGATGGTTCAGGCGATGAGTTCTTCGTGCCGCAGGCGGCAGGCGGAGCGATTGAGGAGCCGATGCAGATGAGCAAGGCGCTCGACGAGCGGTGGGCTGCGCCGCTTCGTGCCGCCGAGCGGGAGATGGCAGACGCGTGGGGCGACCGTTTGCGGGAGCAAGGCGAAGTCGCCGTGGACACGCTTAGGGATCTGTGGGTTGACGATAAATCGCTCGACGCCGACAGCATTATCAAGGCGTTACTGGCAGGGGTTCAACGCGCATGAGTGTACCCGGCGGGGCCGATGGCCTGATCAGTTCAATCGATTGGGATTGGTTCGACTTGTACGTGGCAGGCGTGGAGTCTGAACTGACCGGAGCCTTTGAGTTGGCCTTTGTCGGCTCCGAGCCGGGGGTGCCCGCAACCGTCGCCCATCAGCGAGCCACGGCGTACGCGCATCAGCGCGCAGGGGAACTCATCGGCGGCGATGGCTCGCTGAGTCTCACGAAGATGGCGCACGACGACGTCGCAAAAATCGTTGGTGACGGGCTCGCGAGGGGCGACAGCATCGACAAGATGTCACGAGAAATACGAGCCTCGCGCGCTTACTCCAAGACACGCGCCGATACCATCGCCCGCACCGAGACTGCCACCGCTATCGGGGAAGGCGGAATGTCAGCCGCTCGCGAGGCGGGCAAGACCCAGAAAAGATGGATGACGGCCCGCTCTCTTGATGTCTGCCCGGTGTGCTTGGAGAATCAGGAGCGCGGCTGGATCGGCATCGTCGAGGGATTCACGTCAGGCACGTCGATCCCGGCGCATCCGAACTGCCGTTGCGATGTCATCTTTAGAGCAGAGCAGGCGGGCGGGCTCGCCGAGTTCGGAGAGCCCGGCGGCCCCAAGATGCTTGATGTCTCGCGGTGTCCGAATGACGGCAAGTTACTGAAGGACTCCTCACACCCTGAGAACGTGGAGTTGTGGTGCCGCCGGTGCCGGGAGAACGTCCTGCCCGTCAGTTGGAAGATCGCCGCTAGGCGATAGACAGCGGCGGCGCTGCTGATCGCAGGTGTTTAGCTGTTCAAATGAACAGCGATCAGCCGTGCCGCCGCGATCTACCGCCCGTTGAGCGCGTCCCAGTATGCGACGCGAGTGGCGCGGGCTCAGCCCAGCCTAGCATCCTCTTCTTCCCCTGTCAACTCCGAGATTGCCACCACCTTGCCGGTGGTGGCGCTTGACAGGATGAAGAAGAAGATGTTAGGCTGGGCTCAGTCGATCCCCGATCACCGAGGATCGCAGAAGCAAGGAGCACACACTTGTCAGAGCCAAGGACACTGAAATACGGGCGCTGCCTGATATGCGGCAAACCCGGAACGAAGCGCCGCCCGGTCGGCACGGTCGTTCATCCCGGACTGGGGATGCAAAGTGATTCACACCAAACCTGCGGGTGGTACTCGCTGATGGCCGCTCAGAAGCGGGTGCGCGATGCCTAGACTGACCATCGACGAGCGAGCCGCCAAGCTCAAAGGCTGGAAGGTGATCGAGATGGGGCTCCACTGGTACGTCTATCAGGGGCAGCGCCACAAGGTCGGAGGGTTCTGCTCCGAGCAGGATGCCGAGGTCGCGATGGCCAAGGCCAAGGTGCGACACGTCCGATACATGAACGAGGTGGCACGAATAAAGAAGGAGGAGGCTCGTGGCTAGCCAGAGCATATTGCCGGGGGGGCAGTTCATCCACCCCGTCCGCGCGCACCTCGCCGACATCCGCTCCAATCCCGGCTCGTATGAGTGGATTGGAGACGGCGCGCGACAGAGCAGGAATGAGTCGGCCACCGCCTCGAACGTCGCGAACATTCTCGACAGCCTAGACTCGAACGAGGCGCGCCGGTTCATCGTCGACCGGGAAGCGTGGGGAGAGTGGTCGCTCAATGGTGACCACGTGAATCCCTCGACCAGCGGGCCAGCCCGCCTCGCGTTCCCTAAGATGTGGATCGAGTTCTCGACCAGTTGGTTTGCGCCGCTGGGCGAGGAGCCGCCGGTGACGGCTGGCAGGCCAACTCCATATTCATCGTTCCTCGGGTTCTTCATTCAGGAGGAAGAGATCCTCTGGTCAGCCGCCGACCAACTTGAACTCGACACCAGCACGCGCTCCGTTGCCTCGGTCACGCTGTTCTCGCGGGGGGAGAGCGAGGACGGCAGCGCTGACGGGACAATGACGGACACTTCATTCGCCATGCTGCTAGATCAGAGATGCCCGGCGATGTCCGCCTCGACATTGGTTGAGGCGAACAGAGTATGGCAGACCGACCAGAGCGACATGGTGGGCGCGCCCAGCCGGAAGGGGAGTCTGGTGCGGCCTCGCGACATGCGTGAGGCGGGTGCTGGCTGGTACGAGCGGTTCGTGCGGTTCGCGGGCTCAGCGGCGATCAGCCTGCTCGACTACACCACGCACCGCTCGACCGTGTTCGTGAACCTCGCCGGTGAACCGACCCGGCAGCAGCGCCGAGCAGACGCGCGGACGACGGCGAAGGGCGGCCACGTCCCTCGACCGTTTCATCTGGTGGATGTTCGCCCTACCTACATCGACGACGAGGAGCGCGACGAAGCGCGGCGCGGCCTCACTTATCAGACCGACGTTCGAGGGCACTACCGGAGCGAGTCGTATCGGCGGCTCCCGGCTCGCGTGCTGAAGGACGGGACGGTCAAGGAAGCGAGGCGCGTGGCGGTCAAGTCGTCATGGGTGCCATCTCACCAGCGAGGGCCAAAGGACGCGCCATACATCCCCAGCACATACGTCGTTGAGCACGCCTGACCTCGCTTGACAAGGGAAGAAGAGGAGGAGTAAGATTCTCATATCGACCAAGAGCACAGCGCAGGAGCACACAATGACCGTTATCCACCTCACCAACATCTACCAGAACGTCTACTGCGACGGAGAGACCCTGTTCGACCGACGCGGCTCGCTCAACGAGAGCGAGGTCACTTGCCCAGACTGCGACCCGCTCACGAAGCCGGAGGGCATGCCCTCCCAAGACTGGGCCACCAGCACATACGTCGTTGAGCACGCCTGACCTCAGTTGACAAGGGAAGAAGAGGAGGAGTAGGATAACTCAACCACCGAGCCGGGGCGGCTCCCCGGCACCAGAGCACCGAGAGGAACCAGATGACGGACACGACCACCATCGCCCGAGCAAGGGAAATCATCAACGCCACCCGAGACAGCCTGCTCGCTGACTGCACCAATGGCCGCATCTACATGGGCAACGGGAACGCCGTCGCGGGCCAGCGCAGCCTCGGCGCAACTCGCAAAGGCAGCCCGCGCGACTCTCTCCGCCGCGAGTACGGCAACTACCGCTTCGGCAATCTCAGCATCTCCCGCGCAGTGAGCGACGAGATCGCCACCGTGGAGGAGTTCCAGCAGCTAGCGCGCGACGGTTACCTCGCACTGAACGCCGACCGGATGCGTAAGCTGAGCAGCTTCTATCTTAGGCGGGAGCATCGCGCGCATCGCGTTGCACCCCTCACTTGACAAGAAGAAGAGGAAGGAGGTAAGGTTCCTCTATCGACCAAGAGCACAGCACAGGAGCACCAGCCATGACCGACCAGACCGCCACCGCGAGCCACGTAAGCCCGACGGTCGGAGAGGGCGCGACGGTGATTCACTTCAGCGACCGCACCGGAGCGACAGTGATCGCCGTATCGCCATCCGGCAAGACCATCACCGTTCAGGAGGACACGGCTACTCGCACCGATGACCACGGGATGAGCGACATGCAGCACTACACGTTCGAGCGCTACGAGGAGGGGCGGACGTGGAAGGCCACCCTCCGCAAGGATGGACGCTACCGAGTTTGCAACTCAACGCAGCTAGTCGGCGTCGGCAACCGCAGCACGTACTACGACTACAGCTTCTAGACCGCCATCGGATAGCACCAACACCGAGCCGGGGCGGCCTCCCCGGCACCAGAGCACCAGAGCACAGCACAGGAGCACACCATGAGCCACCGACACAACAACCCGGCACACCGCATCGACTGCTCGTTGCACGGTACGCTACTCGCTCACGATTACTTCGCACCCTGCGATACTGCCGGGCCAAGCGCGCTGGCGATCCTGAGCGACAAACTATTGGACCTGCTCAGCGACGAGCACGTGAACGGCATCGACCACGGCGCAGTGCATAACGGGACTTCTCTCTCGTGCCGCAATCTCGTTTGCTCCGAGATGCGCAGGGTACGCGCGACGCTACAGGCGTCCGCTACGGTTGAGATTGAGACGGCGCAAACTTAGACACTAGCCGAGCCGGGGCGGCCTCCTCGGCACCAGAGCACCAGAGCACAGCACAGGAGCACACAAGATGACCGACACGACGACCACATATCACCAAGCAACAGGACGCAGCAGGACGTGCTCATGCGGGCGTTCGTTCAAGAGTGGGCGCGGGACGCAGCAGCACGGGTACGCCGAGTCACGCAAGCGCAGGTGGGCGCAAACCTGCGCGAATTGCGGCGAGCGTGGCGTGACCTCGCGGCTCTGCCGTCTTTGTCGCAAGGATGCCACGACCTCCGCCGCCGAAGTCGACTAGTTGACAGGGAAGATGAAGAGGAGTACTCTTCTCCTATCGACCAAGAGCACAGCAAAGGAGCACACCAACGAATAGTACCAACGCCGAGCCGGGGCGGCCTCCCCGGCACCAGAGCGCCAGCGCAAAGGAGCACACAATGACCGACACGAACATCACGACACGAGCCGCCCTCGCTGTCGAGGCTGACCGCGCCGCAGTACTGGAAGCGGAAGAGTCCCTCGCGACGGCCACCGCCAACGCGATGGCCGTC